CGCAGCGCGTAGAGGGTGCCGCCGAGGACGTGCCGGTAGTCGGCCAGGCCGTCGACGTAGATGTGCTCGCCGTCGCCGGCGAAGGCGTCGATCGCCGGCCCGTCGTACTCGAGGTAGCCGGCCTGGCTGCGCACGAAGGCGATGCGGTCACACCAGGCATAGGCGCCCGAGCCGGCGTCGATGGTGATCGTCGTGGTGGCGCTGCCGGCGCCGAGCGTGCGTCGTGTCGGGCAGACGATGTGACCGAGCTTGATCCAGCGCCAGTCGGCCAGCGTGAGGTCGACCGCCTCATCGCTGCCCAGGGTGTTGCAGTAGGCCTCGGCGCTGCCGCTGGTGACGCGCAGGCGCGCCAGGAAGGCGTACTCGCCGCGGGGGAAGGCGCTCGTGTCGATCGCCGCGCTCATCGCCCCGCCGGCGGCCGAGCGCCGTGCCATGCCGCCGGCGGCGTTGGCATCGCTCAGGGAGCTGCCGGTGTCCCAGGCGAGGTCGTTGGCGTCGATGAGCCAGCCCGTCCAGGAGGCGTACTCCTCCTCGATGAGGCCCAGGAAGACCTGGCGCATGTCGGCGAGCGCCAGCGAGTAGGAAAGCGGTGTCTCGTAGGAGCCGCCCATGGCCGAGAGGTCGATCAGCGCTGGAAGGGCGGTGGCGATACCGCCCACGAGCGTCTGGGCGCTGCCGTAGGCGTAGGGCTCGCAGACGATCTCGAGCGTCGCGAAGAGCACGCCGTCGCCGGCGACGACCCGTGCGCTCGGATCGCTCTGGACCTCGCTGCCGGGGCTCGGCAGAGTGCGCAGCGTGATGCCGCGCGACAGGGCGGCATCCTTGACGTACAGGGACGAGGAGCGTGCCAGCAGCCGGTCGATCGTCGCCAGCTCGGCCGCCGCCAGATCGGCGTCCGTCGTTGCGCCCACACCCTGGCCGTGCTTGTCGATGATGATCGGCAGCCGCAGGGTACGCGGCTCGCTGCGATCGACAGCCACCACGCGAGGCACGCCGTAGCGACCCTGCTTGATGCGCACAAGCTCGGCCAGGACGCGCCCGAAGGCCGCGTCGTCGCGGATGGCGAAGGCGATCGCCTCGCCGGCCGGATCGAGGATCGCCGAGAGTGCCATCAGTAGCCGCCGATGTCGACGCTGGCCAGATCGCGCTTGAGCTGCTCAAGCTGGCGCCGCGAAGGCACGCCATGGATGTGGATCACGGTGCTGCGGCCACCCTTGGTGCCGCGCCCCGTGGGCGTGATCTCGACGATCTCCTCACCCTTCTCTCCGACGCCGATGACGGTGGGCTTGCTGACCTTCAGGGTGCCGCCGTCGCCGAACCACGAGAACGGGTTCCACCAGTCGGTCAGGTCGCGATCGCGCTCGATCGCCTTGCGGATCTCCTCGGCCGACTGCGATCCCGCCGGACCCTCGGCCGTACCCCACGTCTTGGTCTTGCCGGCTTTGACGGCCTTGTCGAGAGTGGCGAGAGCGTTGTCGGCCGCAGCCTGCGCCTCTTGCGCCGCTTCACGGTAGGACTGGAACGCCTTGACCGCCTCATAGACGGCGACCGAAGACGCACCCAGGGCAGCACCCACCAGGCCGGCCTTGCCCAGGAAGGCGGCGATGCCGCGCCCGGCGCCCATCCCGGCGCCGCCGACACCGCGCAGCCCGCCGCCGAGATCGAGCACTGCATCCAGGCTGCGACGGGTCAGGCCGATGAAGTCGCGCATCATGGCGTAGCCGTCCTTCAGCAGCTTGTAGCCCTTGACGGCCGCCCACAGGGCAGTGAATGCACCCGCCACCTTGACCAGCGTCGGGACGGCCGGCGCAAGCTCCCGAATCAGGCCAGCGGCGTCGCCGAGCGCCGGCGCCAGCCCGCTCATCACCTCCTGCGAGGCGTCCTCGAAGGCCCGCTTCGCCCGCTCGCGCTGCCCCGGCAGCGACTCGCCGGCCGCCTTGGCAGCCCCGCCGAACTCGACCTGGAGCTCGTGCAGGATGATCTTCTGGGCACCCATGATGTCGCCCGCCTCGACCATCGCCTTGATCTGCTTGCGCTGCTCCTCGGTGAAGGAGACACCGACCCGCCGCAGGGCGGTGAGGCCCTTGACCGGGTCGTTGAGCGCCTTGCCGAGCTGCATCGCCGCCGAGGAAGCATCGGTCCCCAGCTTGGCGGCCATGTCAGCGGCCGCCTTGGTGGCCTCGTCGAAGATGCGGTCGGCGCCGACGTTCTTGATGTTCGTGAAGGTCAGCAGCAGCGCCTCGGACTGCGCGATCGAGTCGTCGGTCTGGCCGCTGTAGTCCTGGATCGCAGCGGCCAGTTCCTCGAGATGCTCCTTGGTGACACCGGCGGCACCGCCGGTGCTCTTGAGGCCGGCCTCGATCTGCGCCTGCACCTGGGCGGCGTCCATGACCTCCTGGTAGCCGGTGCGCGCAAGCATCACCAGGCCGCCGCCCAGACCGGCGGCCAGAGCCGCCTTGGCAGCGCCGCCGAAGCGGCTCACGCGTCCTTCGGCCCGGTCGAGACTGCGGCCGAGATCGCGCTCAAGCGCGCGGTCGTCGAGCCCCAGCGTGGCCACCAGTTCCGCCACCGTGAGCATCACTCGCCCGCCTTCGGAAAGGAGGCGAAGAAGGCGCCGGCGTCAGCCGCGCGCAGCGGACGGCGGGCCTGCGCCCGGGAGCTGGTCAAGCAACGATAGAGCGCCTGCGGCGAGAGGCCGCTCGTCAGGACACAGAAGCGCCGCCAGCTCATGCCGTCGCAGATGGCTCGGGGCAGGTCGATGCGATACTCGCGGGCGTAGTCGGCTTCGAGGGCGCCCCAGTGCTCGAGGTACTGGGGCTCGCCGCTTCCCCCGATGTCTCCTGCGGATCGGCCTCCTGGCCGTTGTAGATGGCGATCACGCGCCGGATGAGGTCGGCCATCTGGGTGACCGTCATGTGCTGCTCAAGCCAGGCATCGAGCACTTCGGGCGGCACCAGCTCGGTCAGGAAGGTGAGCATCTCGCCGTAGCTCAAGGTCCCTGCGGCGGCCCCGTCAGCCTGCAGCCGCAGGATGCGCAGGACCGGCTTGGCCGGAAGTGAAGGGTAGAGCTCCCAGTCGCGGCCGAGGTAGCGCACGACGACCGGCTCTTCGTCCGCCTCGGCAAGCGCGGCGTCGAAGTCAAGGAATCGGTGGGCCATGCTCAGGTCCTCGCGATCTGCCCGTAGACCTTCAGCTCCGCCGTCCAGGCGGACTTCTCGCCACCGCCGATGGTGCCGACCTCGGCCACCGAGGCTAGGAAGGTCAGCTCTTCGGGCGTGGCTGCCGCCGGGCTGGTGATCTTGAACTGCAGCCGCGCGGCGTAGCCGGTGGCGTCGGCTACCGCCTCGACCGCAGCCTGGCCGGGATCGCGGGTGCCGTCGTCGCTGGCCTCCAGGCGGGCGCCCTTGAGGCTGACCGAGTAACCGCGGCCGATGATCACCGGCTTGGCGAAACCCTCGTCGTTGGCGTCGGCGAAGTCGGTCTCGCGCGACGTCGGCTTGATGGTGATGCCGTCCTCGTCGAGCCCGTTGATCTTGGTCCAGATGGGCACCTCGACAGTGCCGGTGTTGACCTTGATCTCGAAGTCGCGCGAGAGGACCTTGTCCGGGGTACCGGCCATGAGGATGCCTCCTAGTCTCGGTGTTCGCTTGCCGCCCGCACGTGCAGGGCGAGGTTGAGCGAGTAGCGGTAGCGGCCTTTCTCGTCGCTGCCGATGTTGACCGGCGCCGTCTGCGGCGAGCTGCAGAGCACGAGGAAGACCTCGTCCGGGCCGCCGGCATCGAGGGTCACGTAGCGCAGGCCTTGGGTGGCGCTGTAGAGCTCTCTCGCCCACGCCTGCGGCGTCGCAGGGTCGTTGGGTGCGCCGCGCACGAGCAGCTGCAACGTCGGCTCGTCGTAGCCCCAGGTGCTGGCCGCCGGCGTCGGGTTGCCACCGGTCGATAGGATCATCAGGGCAGCGTCGGGTGAGGCCGGCATGTGCTCAAGGAAGCAGTTGCCGGCTGCATCGTTCGGTGCGTAGACGGCAAGCTCGGCAGCGTGCAGGTGCTTGGCGAGGGCGCGGGAGATCATGCGAACCTCCTGCGGATCCGGTCGCCCACCCATTCGAGGACGCGCTTGCCATCGGACTTGAAGGTCTTCTCAAGCCACTTCGCCTCGCGCCCTGGGTCGTGGCGCAGTGTGGTGTCCTCATGCTGACGCAGGGCGTAGGCGGACGCCTCGCCACCGTAGCCCACGCCGGCGATCGTCCGCTCGGGCGTGGCCGGGATCACATGCCCGGACTCTTCGAGCACGTGCTCCTCGATGGGCACGGTCTGGTTCGCCTTGCGCAGCAGCTCACCGGCGCCGTCGTTGAGCGCACGCGCCGCCTCCCTGCGGATGGCGGCCAGGACTTCGCGGCGATGATCGCGGACGATCGTCACGTCTCGCTCCGGCTCAGGGTCGCCTCGAGGTATTCCGACCGTGTCAGCCCGCGCTGTTCGGCCACCGCGACCACACGGTAGACCTCGCCCTCGGCCGTCACTCGATCGCCCACATCGATCACCGCCTCAGGCCGCAGATCGAGCACGGCGTCACCGAGCACCGCATCGCCGCTCGCGCTGCTCACCCAGCGTCGGCTCGGGCGGATGCGCCCGGGGTAGGTGGCGATCTCGGGGTCGAAGAGCGGCCCGGTCGCGCTCTCGCCGGTGTAGGTCTCGACGGTGACCGTCTGTCGCAGCAGCGCGGTGGGGATGCTCACAGCAGGGACGCCCCTCGTAGGATGCGCACGGCCTGAGGAGCCGTCTTCGGCGCGCGCTTGCCGGAGAAGCCGCCGACCGCGAAGGCGCTGCCGGCCAGACCGTCGATGTCGTGCTCATGGCCGACCTCAACCCAGAAGCGCACCTGGGCGCAGGTCGCGTCACGCAGCGAGCGCGCCACGTCCTCATCGACGGGCAGTCCCGTCTCCTCGTCGACGAGAAACGACGCTGTCACGATCGAGTCGATGAGCTCGGTCGCGCGAGCCAGCAACCGGGCGATGTCCGTCGGTGCCGGCTCACCCGACCAGGTCGCATACTCCTCGGCTGTCGCGTAGGACGCTGCCATCTAGGCATCCGCGTCTTCGTCGTCGTCCTGGTCCTTCGGCGCAAGCCGGTCGTGCTCGCACGCCGGCTCATCGGCCGGCTCGAGGTCCGCACGCTCCTCGTCGCGCCAGATCACGGAGTCGGCGTGCGGCAGTCTGTACCAGGGGCTCATGCGCCGCCCTCGGGCTCCGACGCCACAGGCTTGACGTCTGCGTCGCTCTTGGGCTCGGGCTCCGGCGCGGGTTGCGTCTCGGCGGCCTTGGCCTTGCGGCCCCGCCTTGGTGCCTGTTCGGCCCAGGGGTCGGCCGGCAGCCCGTCGAGCTCCTCGACGATCTGCAGCGAGCCTGTGGCGATGCGCTCGCGCGCCCACGGGTTCTTGTCGAGGTCGAGCACGTGCTCGTAGGCGCTCTCGCCCCGGACCTTCACCAGCACGGTCATGGTCAGCTGCTCCGTAGCTTGCGGATAACGGCGATCTCGCCGGTCATCCCGGCTTCGAAGTCGACCTCGATGGTGCCGTCGGACTGCAGGAAGCGCGCCGACTCCAAGTGGACGAACTTCACGGCATCCTGCGCCATGGCGACGACCAGATCGCCCTGGCCGGCTGCCAGCGCCGGCGGGTTGTCGCCGGCCTTGAAGGTGACGTTCTTCGCACCTGCGGTCGAGTTGAGCACCCGCACGAGCACGTCGCGCGTGGGGACGCTCGCCGGGACGTACATGCCGTTCGCCTGGTCGATGTCGGTGTGCGTGTCGACCACGGCGGCGTTGAGCGCCGGGGCGATCACGGTGATGGCTGTGCGTGACACGATGGGCTCCTTTCTCCCTTGCGGGGCGAGCCGAGCGCCCACGCAGGGCACCCGGGTCGAAGCGATCTCAGGTCATGGAGGCCTCAGCGGTGGCCAGGGCCTGCGGATAGACGACCTTGGCGCCGTAGACGTAGAGCGTCTTGATCGCGTCGCCGAAGCGCCGCTCGGGACGGTAGGCCTCGGTCTCGGTCAACTGATCGGCGAAGGTGATCGCGATCGAGTGGCCGGCCAGCGCGAGATAGTCGTCGCCGGCGGTGTTGGGCAGGTTGTTCGACTCGAGGATCTCGAAGCCGAGCAGCCGGCCGACCGAACCGCCGGCGATGTTGCCGCCCGACTCGCTCCAGGCCGGGTTGGCGATGATGCGGTTGTCCTGCAGCAGGAGCCCGATGCAGAAGTCCGGCAGGAAGCAATAGCGGTTCTGCCTCGGCGTGTTGCTCGCGTTGAGCTTGGCACGCAGCGCGATCAGCATCTGGTAGACCTTGTCGGCCGTGGTGCACTGCACGGAGCCGAGCGCGTTGCTGGCCGCCACCGAGGTGTAGTGGCTGATGATGAACTGGTCGATCTCATCGGCGAAGGCGTAGGAGCCTTCGTCCATGGCCTCGGTCATCAAGCTGCCGGCCGCCTGCCACTTGTCGACGTCGTCGATCTGGAAGTGCTCGTACTTCTGCTGGTCACAGACGAGCACCCGCTGCGCATCGGTCAGCTCCTCCGGCGCGTCGATGTCGGTGTTCTTCGTGTAGGTCTTCACCGATGGGCGGCCGATCGAGGTGATGCGGACGCGGTCGCCCTTCTCCTTGATCTCGCCTTCCCAGCGCCGGTTGACGACGAGCGGGCTGGCTGCGACAAGGTTCTTCTTGAGCGAGGAGAGCAGGTTGGCGCTCCACAGCTCGGGGATGAAGTTGGTGATCGACACCAGGGGCCTCCTCAGTGCGTGTTGGGATGTGCCGTTTTGCGCCCGTCGGCGGCCCCTGGTGAGGGCATCACCACCGCCTCTGCTGTCTGCGAGGCCCGTGATTTGCGTCCCGTCGGACGGCCCCTGCCGAAGAGGAGCAGTAGTCCCATGCTCAAGGTACGACGTTCGACCGGGCGACGTGGGTGCGTCTTAGCAGACGCTACTTGCCGAAGATCACGCGCCCCTCGCGCACCGCTGCGTTGAGCTCATCCTTGTTGGCGTCGAAGTAGGCGGCATCAGCGACCAGCTTGCGGTACTCCGACTCGGCGTAGGTGCGCTTGCCGCTGCCCTGGCCGGAGAAGTCGGCGCCCGAGCGCTGCGTGCCACCGGCGCCGAAGAGCTCCGGCAGGTCGGCCTTGACGAGCGCGATCGCGGCCTCGATCGCCTTGGCGTCCGGCACATTGTCGGCTACCCCGATGCTCTCCAGGTCGACGAGGCGGAGGATCTTCTCGATGCGCTCCGGCTTGGCGCCGGCCGCCAGGATCGCCACCTTGACCTCGGCCGCAACCAGCGCCTGCTGGGCCTTCTTCTCGGCCTCGGCCGCCCGGTCGTCCGCCTCCTGCTTCTCGACCTTGAGACGCTCGACTTCGTCCAGCTTGGCCTTCTCGGCGTCGGCCTTCGCCTGTGCCTTCCAGTCGCTTTCGGCGCGCGTGAGGCGCCGCTGCACGATGGCGTCGACCTCCTCCTGGGTGAACGTCTTGCCGGCGGGCGCCGGGGCACCCAGCCCGCCTGGTCCGTCCTTGCCCTTCTGCTTGCCGACCTCGTCGTCGCCGGCCGCGGGTGTGCCGCCACCGCTGCCGGCAGCCGGATCGTCGGGGGTGAAGAGGATGCGTCTGTACACGAGTGACCTCCTGAGGTCAGATTGCCTTGCTGATCTGCTCTCGACTCTTGCGGGCACAGTAGTGACCGCAGAATCGACGGTCTCGATGGGCTCGCTCGAACTGCTTCCCGCAGTACTCACAGACGCCTGACTTGTCCGCCCTGTATCTGTCGATTAGCTCCGTCAACCGCTGCCTATTCCTTTCGTCCACGTATGGCAGCAGTACGTCGGCGACAACCACGGCGTTTGCCGAGCAGGCCCACCAAAGCCACATCGGCTTGCGGTTTGGGCGAATGTCCGGTCCCGAGACCGTGCCGGCACCGACCGCTTCGGCAAAGCGCCGCACGCAGGATTCATCCGTCATGGAGAGAGCGACGATGCGATAACGACCTTTGCATCGCACCGTGCCCTCTCCGTCGAAGAGGCCAGCTGCCCAGGCAAGGTCAGATCGCCCCATGGATGCCCTCCCTGTAGCGCAGGCGCTTCAGGTCGTTGGCGTCGACGTGCTCGCGCAGCCGCGCCTGCCACTCACGCTTCTTGGCGGCCGCCCGTCGCTTGCTCACCTCATCGAGGGCCGCCGCCTCACGCCGCTTCCAGGCACGGATGCCACGCTCCAGGCGACGCTGCGCCTGGCGTGCCTGATAGCGCTGCGGATCGCCGTGCTGGATCTCGGAGGCATCGGTCAGCCCCTCGACGTAGGGGTCGATGCCGTGACCACAGTTGGGATGATGCAGACCGGCGCTCTGCGCCTCGGCGAGCGTCGGATAGCCTGGCGTCGCGCCATCCAGCGAGAGGACGCGACCCTCCCAGGGCACGCAGAGCGGGCAGCTCGAGGAGGAGCCGCCGACGATGACCAAGTCACGGTTCGAGGCGCGCACAGTGTCGGTCACGCCCTGGCGGGAGGCTTTCAGGGTCGCCGTTCGGGTGGCCATCTCCGTGTAGCTGGCCAGATCCCAGCGCTTACCGGCTCCATCGACGAAGCCAGCGATGCCACGCTCGGCGAAGGTGTCGAGTGCCGACTGGGCTGCGCGCCGGCGGGTATGCTCGCCGACCAGACCCTCCGCCGTGACGCGCCCGATCACCTGCCGGTAGACGTCGCACGTTGAGCGCAGGACGCGCGCGTCGGTCGCTGCCAGCCGCTGAGCCAGGTCGGCGGCCAGAGCGCGCATGGCAGCCGGGTCGGGTCGCTTGAAGCCTGCCGGCGTCGCCTCGATGCGCAGACGGCCCAGCAGGCGCAGCGAGCGCCGTGCGCTCGCTTCGTAGATGCCGCCCACGGCGGCCAGCGCCTCGCTACTGCGCTGCTTGCCCGAAGCCTCGATCAAGCGCCGCACCGCTCGCTCAAGCTCGGCCGTCTCGGCACTGCGCCGCCGTGCCCAGTCGTCGTCGGCGAGGTCGCGCCCAAGCCGCTGGGCGAGCAGGACGATCAGCGCCAGATGCAGGCCGTGGGCGTGCTCGATCAGCCTCTGCACTGCCTCGCTGAGTCTCTCAGGATCCAGGATGGCCATCAGAAGGCAGGCTCGGGGACCAGGCTACCGTTCTCCTGGCGGATACGCTCGACCTCGGCCGCCAGCTTCTCCTCATCGAGTTCCGGCTGTGCCCGGCGCACGGCCGTCTCGATGCTGATCGCCTCCGCCCGGCGCAGCAGCTCCAGGGTGTCGGCAAGCTCGGCCTGCGTCTGCTGCTCCTCCGGCCAGGCGATCGTCGGCCGCCGCACCTCGGTCGGCCGCCCGAACACGTCGCGGTCGATGACGAGGAGTGCCTCGCTCGCCGCAGCCAGGGTCGGAGCCCAGTAGCGCTGCTTGCGGGCGATCGTCTTGGCCGTCTTGCCCTCGCGGATGCGCAGCGCCGTGCCCGACTCCGCGCGACCCTCGATCCTCAGGCCGAACGTCTGCGGCGAGTAGCCGGCAGCCGAGATAACGCGCTCGATCCAGGTCAGGGCAGCGTCGATGTGCGCCTGGGTGCGGATGTCCGGCTGGTAGGTGGTGATGCCGACGCCCGACTCGGGATCCATGCCGTCCAGCTCGGTGAAGATCTCTTCATCGAGGTCGAAGGTCTTGCCCGATCCTCGCCCGCCGCCGCGCTCGGCCGGCTTGAGCGCTTCGCTGGGCACGAGGATCCGCGCCTTGCCGAGGTCGATGTCGCGCAGCAGGGAGCTGTAGGTCAGATCGAGCGCGGCCAGGAAGCTCTCGGCGCCCTGGATGTCGGCGCGTCCATGAGGCGAGTGCGGCGCGCTGCGCAGCGGCTTCACGTTGGGCACATACCAGACGTCCCTGACAAGCGCGTCCGGCAGCTCGACCGCCTCGTCGAGCTTCTCGGTCTCCGGCCGTGCGGCCAGCGGCATCTGCTCGCCCAGGGTCGCGCTGTCGCCGAGGTAGAGGCCGTGCAGGATCACGCCCTTCTCGTGGCGTTCGAGATGACGCACGACGCGATCCTTGCGGTCGCTGGGCAGCTCGTGGAAGAAGGTCACGGCGCGCAGGTAGCGACCGTAGGCGAACTCGGGCACCGCCTCGTCGGGGTAGAGCGCCGTGAGGAAGGGTGTGTCGGAGACCTCCGTGTCCCAAGAGGCCCGGATGTAGCCGCCGCCCAGGGCGGCGCAGACCTCGGCCGCCTCAAGCAGCGCGTTGATCCCGCCGGACTCCTCGAGGAGCTCGTCGAGCCGCTGGGCGGCCTTGCTGCCCTCCGCAAAGCCGAAGTCCGGCGCATCGCCGAAGAGCAGGTCGGCCGAGGCCTGGGCGATCTCGCCGGCCAGGCAGGCGCTGATGTCGCGGGCTTTGGTCTGCTCGGGGTTGTCCTGCCGCCACTTGCGTGAGAAGAAGCGGCGGAACCGTGAGGCGGCGGGCCCCACACCGGCTTTCGCCTGCGGCTCATCGCCGGCGTAGAAGGCCCGCCAGACGGCGATGTCTTTCGGGGCTGCGTCCGGCGGCGGCCATGGTGTCTTGGGATCGGTCGGGAGCGACATCAGGCGGCCTCCTGCATCCTGTTCGCGAGCCAGGCGCGCCAGCGGCGGCGCCCGGTACGCACGCCGTAGCGCACGGCATCCGGCGCGTGGTCGTCGGCCTTGAGCGGCGCATCGAGGCCGCGTTCCTGTGCCTTGGGGTCCCAGACGTAGCCGGAGTGCTCGCTGATCGTGTAGCGGCACGACTCGTGGATGCGCAGCAAGTTCGCGCCGAGCAGCGTGGCCACGTCGCGGATGCCGTCGAGGACGGCGTTGTCAGCCTTGAGCGCCCAGCCCCATCCGTCACGCTGCCACTGCGCCCGGAAGGAGGTCGCCGAGGGGTCGATGATCGTGGCGGCAAGCGGCACCGGACCCTCGTAGGCACCATCAGCGCCCGCCGCAAGCCAGGCGCTGAGACGCTGTGAGTACTCGGCGTCGGTGAGCTGCCGATGGCTTGCCACGGAGTCCCAGCGCCACTCACGGCAGAGGTAGAGAGCCTCATCGGCGTAGCCGGCAAGTACGGCGTGGAAGGGGTTGTGCGTGCCGTAGTCGATCCACAGCTCCCAGCGATGGATCTCGGGCAGCTGCGCGACGACGTGGCGGCCGCCGGCGTCGACGTCGAGCATGTCGTAGATCGCGCCCTCGGCCGCCACCCAGAGGCCTTCGATGAAGCGCTTGCGCCACAGGCCGGTGAACTCGCGCTTGATGCCGGCGACATACTCGGCCGGCAGGTAGGGGTTGTCGTCGATCGCGAAGGTGAAACGCGCGATGTCCAGCTGCTCGGCCTTGTCGAGCCAGTCCTTCTTGAGCCAGTGCAGCGGTGCGTCGGGGTTGGTGGTGGCGATCATGCGCGCGCCCTCGGCCGACAGCCGGCTGCGCAGCATCGTCCAGAACGACTCGGGCACGGTGGAGGCCTCGTCGACGTAGGCGCCGACGAGCGTCACGCCGCGGATCTTCTCCTGGGCGCGCTCGTCGTTGGCGCCGACCAGGTAGATGCGCCGGTTGCCGATGTAGAAGTCGCCGGTGCCGGCGATCAGCCGGCAGAAGCGAGCGCCGAACATGTCGATGAGCGGGTCGATGATGTTGCGGCGCAGCGTCCTCTCCGTCTTGCCGACCATCAGCAGGTTGCCGGCAGGCCCGTGGAGTGCGAAGTCGACCCAGGCATGGTCGGCGCCGACCGACTTGCCGCTTCGCACGGCGCCGTCGCAGATGACCATGCGGTGCCCGTCCATCGCCCACCAGGCGGCGCGCTGCTTGGCTGTCAGGGGATGGAGCTTCACTCAGGCACCGCGCCCTTCTGCACCCTGAGGTACTCCTCGACGCCGGTCTGGCCGCCGTGGTGCTCGCTGTCGCGCAGCGCCAGCAGCTCGTTGATCTCCCGCTGCACGGCAAGCGCCTGGCGCAGGTCGCCCGCGTTGAGCGCCTTGCCGTAGAGGTTGTTGAGCCGGGCGATCGCCTTGCCGCGCTCCTCGGCACGCTCGGTCTTGCTCTCCGCCTCCAGCAGCTGCCGTGCCCGGGCCAGGTACTTGAAGACCTGCCGCTCGCCGACGTCCCAGTCGGTGCGCTCGGCCGCGTACTGCAGGATCTCCTGCATCGAGAAGCCGGAGAGCAGCAGGCGGTAGACGACGTTCACACGTCGTGCGACAACGGCCTTCGTTGCGCGCGCGCTCATGCCAGCCGTTCATCGGCCAGCTCCTTGAAGGTGCGGCCATCGTCCTCGAGGACCGCCTCGCGTCCGGTGAAGGCCTGCCAGCGAGCGACCGCGACGTCC